CTATATCTACTCCACCACCACTAACCATCGGCATAGGTTCGCTTGCGATCTTTGCAATAGAAATCCCTCCAAGTATACCTGCTGTTACAGCTAATACCGCTCCAGCAACACCGCCAGGATCTACCAATGCTCGAATTACCGCTGAAGCTGTATCGATTATCGCCATTGACATCCTTAAAGCTTTATCAACTTTAAACTGTTTCTGTTTAATTACTAATATTTCTGCCGCCGCATCCGCTTCTGCTTTAACTCGTGAAGCCTTCGCATCATCATCTAACTGTTGTTTTAAAATAGATGTTTCCAATGCAGAAATTTGTTTTTCAAGTTCAGCCTTTTTATCTAAATCAGTTTCTTTTTCAAGCCGTTCTTTTAAATCTTCTAATTTATCTTTTTGTTCCTGTTTATCTTTTATAGCTTCCCCATCTAAAAATGCTTGGTACGCTATTTCGGCATCTGTTTGCGCGGCATATTTATCTTCAACTGCCGTTACTTGCGCATCCATTATAGAATTAAATAAATCTAATCCAGCGGTAACAATACTCCCTATTCCATCATATATAGCAGTATAAAGATCGCTAACTATAAATTCCTTAAATTCTTCTAATAAAGTTTTTTCTTCCTCAACACCTTCCTTAGTTTTTTCAATGATTACTTCCCAAGCTTGAGTTCCACCTTTTCCAAAGGCCGCCCATAAAGCATTCTGCGATTTTTCTAACTTTGCAGTTGAGTCAATAATTTCTTCTATACCATCGTCTGATTCACCAGTAACTTCTTCATAAAGATCTGCAAATTGAATCTTCATATAATCGGTTGCGTCTTTAGTACTTATTCCAAGTTCTTCTAATTTTTTAATTTCAAAATTGTATCGCTCTTCAATTGTCATTCTGGAATATGCAAGTTCATCTTGTATTGCTTGATACTGTTTAAGCTGTGCATCATCAAGAGCCGCCGCAGTTATTTTATCTGCGTTAGTCTTTGCTATCGATGCTTGAATATCTAATTGGTTTTGCATTTCCGCTTGCGCTTTTTCTTTGCCAATTTCTTCTTCACGTTCAGCCCAATAGATAAAATCTTTTTTGTTTTTTTCCATCAAAGCCATTTCAGCTTCTCTTGAAGCAATCGCTATTTTATCTTGGCTTTTCTGAACCTCTATATCGGCCGCAGTTATCCCGCGCATTGTTTTTAAAGTAGCAATATTCTGTTCTTGTTTTATTTTTAGTAAATCAAGACTTGCGCCAGCGGCAGTTATTCCTGCATCATATTCTTCAACACTTGTCGCGCTATGGTCTAATGCATTTGCCATATTTTCTTGCGCTGTCTGATAATCTTTCGTAATTTTCGCTACCTGTATAAAGGCATAAACTAATACGCCTACAGCCGCCGCAATCGCCGCTATAGGACCAAGACTTAAAGTAGTAGCAACTCCAAAGCCCGCCATCGCAGTCGTCGCGGTATTGATAACCGATAACGTAGCAAACGCCACCCCTAACCCTATAATTATCTCTTTAAAATTCCCGATAAAGACAACAGCACCTTTTATTGTATCGACAAATCCTTTAAAGAATTCTGCTATCTTTCCCTGATTTTCTGAAAACCATGCTGTGAGTTCTGCGAATAATACTTTAAATACTGGGGCGACTTCTTTTCCTATTGTGATTGAAGTTGCTTTTAATGTAGCTTTAAATTGGTTCCATGAATAATCTAACGTTTGCGTCTGCTTTTGAAAAGCTATCTGAGCAGGAGATCCTTCTTCCATAAGGTTTGTTATCTTTTCTACTTCCGCACTAAGCCCTTCCGCTCCAATAACTACACCTTGCAACGCTCTTACGTTTGGAAACATTTCAGCCAAATCGGTTGGAGGTAATCCTGCCACCTTTGCCATTACAGCGGCGAATCCGTCAGCTCCTATAGTAACTCCGTCTAACTGTTCCGTCAAAGCTTCTGAAGGTTTTAATAGTGAAGTAATTACACCTTTTAAACTGGTCGTTGCCACTCGTGTATCAATACCACTACGAGTAAGGATAGAAAGCATTCCCGCCATTTCTTCTGCGCTTCCACCAGCAGTTGCCATAAGAGTAGCGACATTACCAACCGAATCTGCTAATTCTCCAAAAGTTGTTTTACCAAATTTTACTGCCGAGAATAATATGTCTGCATAATAATCCGCATCCTTTGTAGAATCAGCAAAAGAATTCATTAACGTGGTCAACGCATCTGCCGCGACTCCGGTATCAGTAACGCCAGCTTTAGCGGCCATTGTTGAAACTCTAAGAACATCCATTGCTTCTGAAGCTGGAATACTTGCAGATAAAATATCGTATAAACCTTTTGACAAGGTAGCAGTACTTTCTCCGAATTCCTGAGACATTGAAAGCATACCTTTTTCAAATTCTTTCATCATAGGCAAAGTTTCTTTATCAAGCATTGTAGAAACGTTTGCTAATTCTGCTTCATATTTTTTCCAATCCGCTACACCTTTAGCGACAATTATAGCGGAAGCAACAAACGCCATTTTTATGCTTTTTTTAATCGCGGCAAAAGTTTTATCTGTAGCTTTTTTGAAAAGAGTTGTTTTATTAGTAGCGGAATTTAGTCCTGTGTCAAACCCAGTTTTATCTAAACCGAGCATTACCATTAACTTCCCGACGATCATAGCATCCCTTCCTCAGTTAATCTGTTGACCAATTCATCCCCACTTAAAGGGCGGGAAGATACTTTATTGAAGCCGAACTTCGTTTTTATCATATCTTCAATTCTGTAAAGCGATTTGAAATTATATTCTTCATCTCGCCAACAGTTTACAAGGGCGCCGTATTCTCGCCACGATAATTCGGTTTCAATCCGCTCTACCGTATAGGCAGGATATACCTGCATAAACTTGTGATAAAGCTCATAAACGTTTAGCGCAGGTTTATTTCCAAGGCGCTCTGTATCTTCCCTTTGAAAAAAGGGCCAAGCCAATCCAGTTTGTTCTGAACTGCAATTTGTTTCATGATTTCTGTAAGAATTCGGATTGATACATTGTCAGCCATCCACTCTTCCGTAACGGCCTTAAAATCTTCATTCTTATATTCAAAAACCCAATTAAATAATGTTGTTATCTCGGCAAAAATCATTTCGCTATATTCACCGATTATCATCTGTACTTCCAGTTGTGAAACATCGACTCCTGTCTTTTTGGAAAACTGATCCATCGCTGATACAAATTTTACGGCAAAATCTTTTACTCGCTTAATAGACATTTCATTTAGTATGAATGTCATCTCTCCGATGTAAATAAGAGTCTGCGATTCCGATAATTTCTTCGTCAACTCTGTAACTTCTTTCAAATCCTTTTCCATTTTTTTTCACAACCTCCGTTATATCTTCTTTAGGTAGCTCTGTAATTATTCCGTCGCTACAATCTATTAACTGCGGTCTGTCTAATTTGTATACAGACATCATCGCGGTTTTGTATTCGATCTGTTCTTCCGTTGATGGAATATCATTCAAGCTCATAATTATTTCTCTGCCAATATCAATGCCTACCATCTTTCCATCTTCTTCGTGTTCAGCAACTCCACCTACAGTTGTCGCCCATTTTCCATTTTCCATCATCCATTTATCAGTTCTAATTTTCCAATCTTTAAAGCCAAAATCTACACCAGCTAAAAAGATAGGACCGTAACCCATAAAATGAGCAACCTGAATAGAATTATTAGCAACACATCCCGCATTTAATATCGCGGCATGAAGAAAGTTATACGCTACTGGTTGAACGTTTTCAAAGAAATCAAAACCTACTAACTGATTTTTTGCATGAGCCTCTTTCTCAATAAGAGTATCCCCTTTCAATTCTTCGTGCAATCTTGAAAAGTGCATCATCAAATAATAAATCTTTTCTTCCGTCCATTTATCTATCATTTCGACTGAAGTACAAGGATGGGTTATAAGTGTTGACCCCGACCAGTCAAAATCTTTTAACCAACTTTCCCATGTTTTTTCGTGCGCATCAAATACCATCACATACTCAGGTTTATGTCCGTAATAAGCGCAGGTCTGAGCTAATGATTCTGGCGCAAATATCGCCCCTTTCCAATCTGAAATAATCGGCCATAATTTATCAACGCTTACTCCTGCGCCAACAATTATAGCCGCTTCACCTTTATGACTATCTTTAAATTTATCTAGTGAGTACGGCTTTTCTTCATCAATAATTTCTTCAAAGATCTTTTTATGATTACAGAAAGCCGCCCACGTCCATTGCTTAATCCATGCTTTAAGAACTCCGTTATTACGAACTTCTTGGGTCTGACTCATTTTCTCGCCCATTTTATAGGTCATGGATTACGCTTCCTTTGCCCAATTACTAAGCTGTTTGCCCGGAGCCTTTGTGAGATCTGCAAGAAGAATAAATGTCATTGCGATTCCACCAAACTCTGCGGCCATATTTATTGCAACATCTGAAGCGCCAATCTTCTTAGCTCGATATCCGGTATACTGTAAAAGTTTACCATCGTCCAGAATGTGAACCAGTTTTAATTCTGCTTCAAAGTCTGCTCGTTCTCCACCTGTAAAAAGTGAAACGCTTGTTGCACTCTGATTGTATTCTACAATAACAGTATCGCCGTCGGTAATATCACCACTAGCTATTCTTGCAACATTACCTGTTGAAGAAGTTGATGTAAAATCTGTTCCCGATGTATATCCATCAGGCGCATTTGAAAAGTCGCCTTTGAACACCTTTATAGAACCAGATTCAAATCCTGCTCCGTCAAGGGTTACTGCTGTAATACCAGACAAAGTTTGGTCTTCCCGATACCTGAAAGTAGTTGAAGTTGATGCTGAATAATTCACAGTATTAATTATACTTGGTGTTGCATATCCAGTTGCCTGCGATAAAGCATAACGCATCTGGTCAAGTTGAAAATCCTGAATTACTACATCTACTTCTTCTGTTTCTCCGGTCTTATGGCTCATTACCATCTGCCCAGTCTGTTCATCTTTTTGAGGCACACTATCTTTATTGTGCCTTACTGTAGCCGCCGATTTAGGGCTACCTAAACGTACATCGTTCCAGTAAATTTGTACTGGGCCGATAGGAAGCGTTGCCGCCATTGCTCTACTCATAAATTCCTCTCCTGTAGAAAACGGCAAAAGAAACTACCTTGCCGTAAACATTAAATTCTTCGTCTTTCATATCCTGCGGTTCGCGCAATAAAATAGCATGCGCGCCAGTAGTTCCGATTGCCTTTTGATGAAACAATACTTTTATCCTGTCAATGATATCCTCATAAGTACCATCTTCAGACCACACGTTTATATCTAAAATAATCTGCGCGGAAGTACTTGTCCGATCATTCGATGTATCGTAATTAGTACTCGCAAAATTAAAAACAACTTCTGGAAATGTAGGAACTTCCGGTGGCTTCTGAAAAAAAGTCCTATATGGAAATACCGTTGGTACTCCCATTAAAGCTAAATATTCAGTGTCGTTGGTCATTTGTTTTGTAATCGCCAATTTTAACGCTTTCATTTTATAACCTTCTTCACAGCCGTTGCGAATAATTCTACAATCTTTTCGTCGTTATCGCTAAGGGCGGGACCAAGAAACGGAAATGCCCGCCTATTAGGACTACCCAATTCTACCTTTTCAGCATACGCTTCTGATGCGCTTACAACACCGCTTATATTCGACAGTGTAGCTTTCGCTCCTTCCGAATGTATGCTTCCGGTTAAATCACCACTCCAAGTAAAATACCTTTCCTCCTGATGATCTCTCACACCATAAGGACTAAGGCTCTTTCCTCTCAAGTGATCCACCTTTGCTGATACTTCTATCAGGTTTAACGATTTCTCCATCGCCACTTTCAATTCGACCGCTGTCCAGTTTTGTATTAGCTTTAGATTTGCGATTAATTCTTTTGATCCCTGCAAGCTCATACAATTCCTCCACCGTCCAATCTTTCTTCATGTATCGTATAAAACCCTGACCGCTTGCTTCTGCGGCTTCTACGTGCTTTATAGTTAATTTGCCCGGTAACATATTATCTACCCTCCACCTTATGCGTATAAACTTGTTTATGCCCTTCGTAGTCTTTTACAGCCATTACTTCATGGTAGTCAGTTTCTCCAAGTTCATAAACCCAATCGCTAACAGAAACAGAAGAAGTCGATGGAAAAAACATTAAATGCGTACTCTCAATAATACGTCCTTCAATCTCTTTTTTGAATGCTCCCGTTTTCGGGAATATATTTACAGTCGCCGTTTCAATAGTGCTGAGTGATTCTTTTGAATAAACCGAAAACTCTGTGAACGTTGCTGTACTATTTTTTACAGTCACAGAGTAATCCTGTAATCCATCAGATAATATTTTATCAGTGTCATCACCCCAACTCATATTCCATCACCTATATATTCAGATACATCAATCCCGAACTCGTCAACATCGTAGGCTATTGGATCTATACTTTCGTAAGGTTCATCCTGCGCTTGAGCCATAAGACTCTCGCGCATTTCACTTAAAGATTTTAAATAAGAAGCACGATTGACAGACTTATCGCCAATTTTGTAATCGCCCACCATACTGGAATCATCCAATATGGCCTCAATGCGAATATCAATCTTTGCAATAAGAGCTGTCGGAGTTGCCATTATACGTTACCCTTTATGACGTATCTATTTGAGACTGCGCCACAGCCACCCATAAAACGAGCTTTAAATCTAAGGACAACATCGTTCTCAAATTCTTTTTCATTTCCAGCTTTTGCCTGAAGTACCTGTAAAGGAAAAACGTCAGTATAAATAAACTGTTTCTTAAAATCGCCATAGAACCATGCTGTGGAAGAAACAAGTGAATCTATAAATGAAGTCGCAAGCGTCTGCGTTCCAGTATACAAGTTGTTACTTCCTGCGGGTGCAGTAGCAACAACCGATTGTCCAGAATAACAAATCTTATTTGCTGTTCCTCTAAGAGACATTCCTGTAAGTAGAATCTTAGGAGTAATTATCATAGGCAGACCATTCTCGTCTGTGAAAGCACCGAATAAAGTATTAGCTTCATCAAGGTCAGTTTCATCCGTAAGAGTAATACCACCCAAGTTGTCCTGAGTTGAACTTGAAAAGGGGTCTGTTGAAGTTGAACTATAAAGTGTAGTTGCGGTTCCGTTAGGCCTCCAAGATCCGTTATTCCCTGATGTTACCAGCCCAAGGACTGCATCGAGACAGATTCTTTCTTTCTTACTTTTCGCGGCTTCACCAATTCTTTTCGCTCTATATATCATCTGTCCTGTCTGGTCAAATTTAACCATTTCTTCTGTCAAGGAAATTATACGACCGAACTTTCGGTTATATATCTTGTGATATTTCTCAGTTAAAGAGCCTTCCTGATAAGGCATGCTTTCTTCAACTTCCTGCATTCCCATGTCTTCAGAAAAACCAACGATAGTTTCATCTTTTACACTGGAAGGAATTTTTGTAACGAGCATATCAGCAACGCCATATTCAAGATCGTAAGCTTCCTGAACAACTTTATTAATCAACGCGCCAGTAATTTTAGGGAATGCTGTTGAATCGAGCGCTTCCTCAATTTCAAAATCATTCTCTGTGACTTTAGAAGTCATATTAATTGGGTTAGGCCTTAGCGATGGTCTACCCATTGAATCCCATAAAGCGCCAAGTGAAAAATTACTTTCATTCACTACGCCTTCATTTATAAGATTTACTACTTCAGCGGCGAACCTTTTTTCACCGTGTTTTTCGTATAAGCTTTTTAAGCTATCTCTGTTCATACATTCTCCCTTAGCTTGTTGCTATATCCTTATTCATCATTCCTGCTTTGAAAGCGACAAGAACAGAAGTTCCCGCAGTATCAAGATCCGCGACACAAACAGCGACAACATTAGTTGCAGTTGCAAAACTTAGTGTCGAATATTTAAGAAGTGTCTGTGCGGCACTTATTACATATCCCTGTCCTAATGTTTGAGTTGCAGACGCAACCGTCATTGAAAAAACTGTTCCATGCCCTATCTCGGCATATCTTACAGTCGTTGCTGTAGCGTCGGTAGCAGGAGAAGCGCTCATTGCGATTCCTACTAAAGAAGTACAGTTCCCTGAAGCGCTACAAGCTATGATTTTACCTGAGCTTGTAAATCTTACCATATCGCCAATTTCAATTGCGACAGTTCCGGTTTTTTTAGCAGACCGTGACTCTATTGGTCCGTATCTGTATCTCATTTTGTTACTCATGATTATGCCTCCACCGCTGATTTAAATTCAGAGGTAATGTCAGTGGTCGATTCCTGAATTTCTTCTTCAGTATTTTCATCGCCCATTCCAGTTACTCCGGATTTTTTGGTAGTTTTCTTGCCTTCCATCAAAGCTTTGCGGTCGTCGATTAAAGCCTGTCTTGCTTCATCATCTTTTGCTTCCATTAGCTGTGATTTAAAAACGTCTGTTATTCCCTCTTCAGGAATTTTACTCTCAGCAATAATTGATTCTACTACTTCAGTTTTTTCGGCCAGTTTTTCCGCTACCTGATATTCATCAAGTTTAGATGCCTGAACCTTATTTGCTTCTGTAAGTTTTTCAACTTCCGCTTTTAGAGTTTCAATCTCTCCCTTAGTGGAAAGATCTTTGGTTGCAGATTCTTTAATCGTAGCCACTAAATCAGGCCTTGATTCTAAGAGTTCTGCAAGAGTAGTTTTTGATAAGTCCATAATTTCCTCTTCCTCATGCTCCTCAGTTTTTGATTCAAAAATATTAACAGTGGAGCCCGGTTCGGTTACGAGATCCACACTTTTTAATTGAGTACATTCAATGGCTTCTGCCATTTCAGTTTCTGCGTTCATTTCCATGATACCTGAAGCATCAATTGATAAACCAAATTTATCTGCCATTTCTTCTATCCGTGGTTCAAGCCATGCAGATTCACTCGACAGATAATGTAAATCACCTCGGACAACTCCATCAGAATCCAGCCTTCCGTTTTCATAAAAGCCAATTACATCTTTTGAACTTCTGACGCCACCAGTATCTTCTTTCTTCCAAGGCGATGTGTGGTCAACGTAAGCTTTAGTTCCGCTAAGAAAACTGGCTACCTGTTTCCTGAAATTCTCTGTAAATACAGTTCCTTTAGTTCCACCGATATAAATGTTTGGAGTACTTGCCCGCATTATTGCGACATTTGAAATAGTCCGAGCTTTTTTATCGATTTTATTTTCTCTGAACTGTCCAGTCATTGTGGCTTCAGTCATTGAAAATGTTTTCTTTTCATTCATAGTTGCCTCCTGATAATCATTGATATTATATTGTTTTAATAATTTCTTTATTTTAGTTTTGATTTGATGTGGGGCTATCGGATGCGATGGATAATCTTCTGACATAGCAGTTGCGATTGCTTTTAAGATTGGAATTGATACGGCTCCAGCAGATTCATAAACACCATTTACAACCTCTCCAGTTCCACTGCGATAAGGTAAATACCATTTATTCTTTTTATCCCTGTCTCCGATCCATAAAAAACATGAAGCGGGTAATCGCTTTATGTCGTTTTCTTGAATGTGGATTTCTTTGTTGCTATTTAAAGTGCTGACTTCTTTGGTAAGCCAAATCGCATATAATTCATTGTCTATATCACGATTCATATTAGGTTTTACCAGACTTTTTTTAGGTGTTTGTCCCTTGTAATCTCAATTTGATCGCCGTAACCTACAAGTCTGTTACTTTCATTTCTAATTTCAGCCCCATATTCTGACTGAATATAATCCATAGCAAGCTTCGTGTAGGACCCTACTTCTTCTTGCCTTTCAATCTTAGCCGCTTCAAGGTTCTGCCGAACTACTACAGTCTGGGTTTTCCTTTTATCAATATCTCTGATTTTATCCAAATAGGATAAGGCTGTAGTCGCATCGTTAATCTTTTTTAATGCCGACCCAAATTTATTAGCTAAGGAAGAACCAAGTTCCTGTGGTAATGTTCCCCCACCTAATGTAAGCCTTGCTTCGATGATATTGATTTCAAGCTGTGTTAATCCTTTTTTCTTAACCGTTGTTTTCTCTACTGCTGATTTCTCTTTTCCAGTATTACTACGTTTAATACTATCGCTCATATAATGTCCCCTTCTTTACTATACTCTATTGTAGTCTGCATTATTCAATCCGTCAAGCAGGAGCATTATTTTTCATTTCAGGGCGCGCTTCCCATTTTATGCCCCGATCTCCTTTGATGTTTTTTTTATGCGAAATTCTTTCAGTAAATACTTCATCTGGAATTCCTGACGGATAAGCATCGCACGAATTATCGTATAATATGTAATGCCTACAAGTTAAACATTGGATACTACTACTCATTTTTCTGCCGCCTTTATTACTTTTTTGAAAGCATCCACAAACCCTTGCGGAATGTTTATTCCGTTATCAATAGCATTCCCAGTTTCAGCGAATAATTCCCCTAAATTTTTACTCCCATATTTGGATACTTCATCCCACATCCCACTTCCGGTTAAGCCTTCAAATTTTCCTATTTCTGCCGTCCATGCTTTTTCTAATCTATTCTGATAATATACAGCATGATAACTTTCGTGAGTTGTGCATCCGTGGATGATATCATCACCATTATTCCACCATCGCTCAATTTTAGGAAGATGGTCTAACCGTTTTCTGTATGAAGCTAAATAATCACTTGCAAATTCATCACCTCTCGCTACTCCAGCTTTCGCTTTCTGTATATTCTTTTGTAAAATTGTTCTTGCCTCAGATAGCGCTTGCTTAAGAGATTCTTGCGCCTTCCTGACAACCCATTCTGTCTCACTAAATAACTCTTTGTTGAACTCCAACCATCCCTTAGCAATATCGTCTGGATACCATGAATAAACGCCAACAGGAGCATTTGAAGATCCAGCATAAGACATATTCTCGATTTTATAATTATACTTTTTCCCTATTCTTTCTACAGCTCTTAACTGTGAATTTAATTGCGCTAATGATAATGCATCATTACCATCGACCATTGTATTTCCGAATGAGCCTATATTTTCTGACATTCTTGAAAATGCTTCGCTTCTGGATGATGCAGGTACAAATCCATCATCCTGTTCCAAGGTGGTCTTTTGTTCCGATGGGTGGACGGTAACATAACATTGGCAATTTCCACACCATAATCCATAACCATTCCGCTCAACAAACATTACTCCGTTTTTTTCTAACTCTAAACAATAAACATTATCATCATAGGTTTTTTTTGATATATGTTTATCTCGTATTCTAATATGATTTGATTTGCTTTCTCTTATACTATATACATCATGATTAGTTGTATACGTTCCATTCCTGTGCGTTTGAGTTGTGCCTTTAGGAATCCAAATATTAGCATAAAACGATTTCCCAACTTTTAATAAAAGCTCACAAATATCATCCTTTATACGTATTGAAGATGTAAAGTAAGATACTTCTTCGGAATTATATCCAAATATTTTTGTATCTCTTTCGTACCCATCCCCTCGACAATATTCTTCTAAAAATGCTTTAATACTTTTTATATCAGCATTTTTTATAAACTCAGGGACAAACTTTTCATAGGATTTTCCAAACCCCATCTCATATATTTGTTTTGCGAATTTTCCGTTAAAACCTATCTGCTGTGCATCTTCTCGGTACTTAATATTTAGATGTGACAAAATCTCTTTTATTCTTTCTCGCCCTTCTGGTTTTTGCTGTGCAATAGCTAATTGATACCAATCAGAGCCTCTTTTACATACACTTCCTTCTGACAAATACCAGCCATAAAATCTTGCCAACCAAATATCTATTTTATCAGAATTTACAGATTTCCACTTGCCAGTTCTTAAAAATCTATATTCTTTTTCAGTCAATAAAGATTCAGCAGATTTGATATATAATTTATTTTTCCAGTTCTTTCTTATTAGCATCCGATGATTTGGAGTTACTAATAAATCAACGCCCCTATGTTTATACTCAATCATATCACCTGAATATTTATATTCTATCGCCGTATTCCATTTGACAAATTCCATTTTTAAAGTCTTAGGATCTAATGACATTATTTTATCTGTTTTTTCTACTTCATAAAAATATCTAAACCCATGATCTGTGAGTACTCTCGTATCTTTTGAATAGCAATTTGGATGGCTCACAGGGACACTGTTAACCGGAAAGACGCCTTCTCCAAGCCCTTCATCATGAACTTCGTACGCATCACATTCGCCTGACACGCAATCCTGATATCCTGTAACTCTATGCCATTGTAATCCGTTTGACCATGATTTGTTCTCCGCATATTCCGCGGTCCCCATTCGATAAGCGCGACCCATTTCTGTTCTGTGAAGTCTGTCGAGATTCTTTGCGGCTGATTTATAAACCCCACGCCCCGGCGGGTTGTCTTTATAAAACTGTTTCCAGTATTTCGTTCTCATATCTGAATCTGGTATAATTAAAAATCCTCTAATTTCGTTGGCTATTTCTGACGGATATTTCCCTTCCACCAATCCGAGCGCGATCTTCTTTTTAATATCCTTCAATGCTACCCTATTAGTATCCCATACACGATCTGATAATTTAACTCCATCGATTCCTGTAAGTAGTTTATTTGTAGCATCATGCCATAATCTTCCAAAGGTATTAGCCGTCATCCCAGTTTTTGCACCAAACTTTAAAAATCCTGCTAACGGTTTACTCTGTCTCTTTCCGTCCATGATTCCAACTTTAGCGGCTGAATTTACTGAAGATTTCATTTCTCTCTGCAATTGCTTTGAAAGTTTATTTATCTGCTTATCAATGTCATTGAATAACGTAGTAATTTTTTGATTTGGAAGTGTTCCGTAATTTACAATACTGTTTTGGATTTTTTTTGTAGTTGCAGTATAAGCGTCCCGAATCTTTTTAGCGCGCATTTCTATCTGCGTAAGCTGATTCTCACTTGCGATTTTCCCTATTGCATTTATTTCCTTTACAGCATCTTTGTATTTCACGATTTAGCTTTCTCTTCCTCAGCTTCTGGTTCTGGTTCTGGTTCTGTCTCTGGTTCCTCTTCCATTTCAGCTTTATCATCTTCCGTTGGTTCTCCAGAATCGCCAAACTCTTCAGCTTCTTGTTTAATAAATTCTTGTTCATCTTCATAGTCGAGATCTAATCTTGCAGACGCGGTTTGCATTGAACATAATCCTTCGCGCATTTGCGTTATAATAGCAGTAGTTTCTGCGCCAATATCTCTTCCTACAATATCTGGAAAAGTAATTGAGCATTCTGTTATCGTGGGTATAATCTCTTTTTTCTCGACTTGCTGTTCTGGCCTTCCTTCAACCTTAACATATTCTTTCGTTGTCCTCATTTCGCTTTCAGGAATAAGCGATGCAGTAATCGCAGTTTCAATTACAAGCGTAAACATTTCCTCAAAATAAAGAGCAAAGAAATCCTGCCAATCCTGAAACTCCATAACTGCGGGGCCTTCCGCTGTCATCAAAGAAGAATAATTGCCATTTGATGCATCGCTTGTAATCATATATTCAGGTAATCCGATTCCTGCCGCTATAGACAATAGAATTGTCCTTCCGTCATGCTGAACGTCACTCGCCTGAAGGTTTGGTGATTTAAGATCATAATCGACATTCTGATTTGTAGTAATCACCGAGACTCCCACAGGAGCTTTCTGTTTCGGAGTTCCATCTGGATTAAGCCTATTTACAGTTTCTTGATCGCCTTTTATATTAGCCGCCTGAGTTGGAGTTCCTTTTACTTTTTTAATCAAAGCTACAGTAGCGCGAATTTTATTCAACTTCATCCGGTCTTTAAGCCAATCTCGATACATCCATAAATAATCAATAATAGGCTCTAATAATGACCGACCACGTTTCACATCACTATCAACGAGTATCTTAATATGCATTACTTCTTCGGCAGGGATTCTCTGCTCTTTATACCAATACGCAAGAACCCTTTCAATATCGTCTGCGGATGTTTCAATACCTGAAGAAATAATAGTATTTGCTCCGGTAGTTTTTCTATCTTCTGGATCTTTTACTAACTGAGAAATCATAAATCGAATTGAAACTTTCCCCTGTTCTTTAAAAAAACGGATGAAGCATTCGCCATCACGCATTGTGCGCCGAACTATTTCTTTCTTCTTTAGTTCCATCCGGTTTTGTTTCCAAAATTCATTCCAGACTAATTCAACTTCTTCAAGCGTACTTTTTGGAGTAAGTGAAAATCCCCTACCAGTAACATACTTTTCAAAGAGCCTGATAATGTTTCTTCCATGTGGAGTTTTGTAAAATGCTTTTGTCACTTGAGATTTAAGCTGATCTTGATCTTCCGTGCCTAAGATTCTATTAGCAGAATCTTCTCCCAGTAGCATCCAATCTGCTTCATCACTTTCTGGTTGAACTATACTCGATTCTTTTATGATGGTTTTTATCTGGCCTAATCCTTCGACCTCTATTTGTAATCCGCTTAATTCTATTTCTTGTTTAAGCTTTTTAATCTTCCGTCCTTCAAACATCCTACCCCCTAATTTTTGCTTCTTTTAAAGCTTCCGTAATCACCTTACATTCTGCTTTAAATTTATCCATGAAATTTGGCTTAGCGATTTGTTTCGCAAATAGATCTTGCAATACAAGGTTTGAGACTATTACGGTGTAAAGATTTGACTTTGTGCTGTCAAAATATTCTCGTAGTTCTTTGTCTGAAAGCTTTATATTCTGACGATACTTATAGTTTCCTGAAGCTTCCATTGCTAATAACCCAACATCCACCGCCTTAACGGCGCTAACGATCTCTTTGATTTTTTCTTCAGTCATTCATTATTATACTATGCATTATTCGATCTGTAAAGTTGAGGAATTTTAAGTTAAAATATCCAGAGGTTTCCTTTCACTATCGTTACATCTTTTGATAAGATGTGTTCCGCCGCGGAATAAATATCTGCGGCATATTCACTATAAACATATCGATAATCAATACAGTCTTTTAACGCAGTTCGCAAGCTTTCATTCTCCGCAGTAATTCTTCTAATTTCGCTTTTCAATAAAGCCCCTTCATTAAGCAATGTCTGATGATATTGGTCTGCTTGTAGCATTTCCTCAACCATCTCTTCTCGGCTAAGTTCCTCATAATATTCAATACTCATTTCTCACCTTCCTTTATGAGGTTATTCATTAATTTTGTTTATCCTCTCACTTGCAATATTAAAATAGTTTTCATCCTTTTCAATGCCTATAAAATCACGGTTAAGGTTTCTGCAAGCAACGCCCGTACTTCCTGAACCCATTGTAAAATCAAGAACGGTATCACCTTCATTTGTGTAGGTCTTGATTAAGTACTCCATTAAAGCAACGGGCTTTTGTGTAGGATGTAACCCGTCCCTAATTCTGATAAACTGAATAATACTTTTAGGATATCTT